GGACTATGCACCCACCGGCGGAACTCAAACCGAGGGAGGATATTCAAATGGCTCTTTAGGACAAGGAGGAATAGGGTTAGTTAACGGCGGCGGTGGAGGCGGTGGTTACTACGGTGGCGGTGGCGGCAGTGGTCTATCAGGTAATTATTATGTTGCTGGAGCGGGGGGTTCATCATATTACGGTGGAGCTAATGGATATATCCCGACTAACCCATCTACCGAAACCGGTGTAAATACTGGAAATGGTTATGCTGTTATAACACTATTACCCCCGTCAAATGCGGCGGCTGTAAATATTCAGGGACAAAATAACTTGATTGGATTAAACCTTTTTACACCTGCCGACACATTAGAAAATTGTTTAAGAATTGGCACTACTAATGGTATTAGAGCTTTTAAATTAGTTGATATTAGCAACGTAAATGCTTCTCCATTGAGAGTTAGAACCTGCAACGGCATAAAGGCAATTAGTTTAGAATAAATTATTGAGGTGAGAAAGTCAAATAAACATAAAGTTTAAATACGAAATACCAAACTAAACGATTAAAACAGGAGGGTTTATGAAAAATATTATTAATACAATACAATTAATATTTACAGCCATCGGTGGCTACTTGGGTTATATTCTCGGTGGACTTGATGGCTTTCTTTATGCTTTGATTATTTTTGTAGTCATTGATTATATAACAGGATTGATGGCAGCAATTGTAGAGCGTAAGTTGTCAAGCGAAATAGGATTTAGAGGCATCTTTAAAAAGGTGCTTATTTTTTTACTTGTTGCTGTTGGAAACATAATTGATAGTAACTTGATTGGAACCGGGAGTGGTGTAAGAACAGCTGTAATATTCTTTTATATTTCAAATGAAGGAATTAGTATTATTGAAAACTCCGTAACTATCGGATTACCTGTGCCACAAAAGCTTAAAAACATAATGGCTCAATTAAACGCTGATGGAGATGAAAACAAATGAATCTACAAAAATTAATTTTAACTAATAATGCCTGTTATAAAGCAGGTGGAACAATTATACCGAAAGGCATTATGGTTCACTCCACCGGAGCAAACAATCCTTATTTAAAGCGATATGTGGGTCCAGATGATGGACTTTTAGGGAAAAATCAATATAACAATCATTGGAATCAAGATAAGCCAGACGGAAGACAAGTATGTATTCATGCTTTTATTGGAAAGCTTGCTAATGGAACAGTTGCTACCTATCAAACATTACCGTGGAATCATCGAGGGTGGCACGCAGGAGGAACTGCAAACAATACTCATATAGGATTTGAAATTTGCGAGGATAATCTTACTGACACCTCGTATTTTTCTGTTATATATAAAGAAGCCGTTGACCTATGTGTGTTTCTTTGCAAAGAGTTTGATCTAACTGAAAAGGACATCATTTGTCACAGTGAGGGTTATAAAAAAGGAATAGCCAGTAACCACTCGGATGTAATGCACTGGTTCCCGAAACATGGAAAGAATATGGATACTTTTAGAGAGGATGTGAAAAAAGCCCTCTCTCCTCCCCTTCCCTCTCCCACTAAAAAACTTTACAAAGTTCAAGTAGGCGCATATTCCAAAAAGAGAAACGCTGAAGCAATGCTATCTAAAGTAAAAGCTGCAGGATTTAAAGATGCTTTTATCAAAATTGAATAATTTACTACGGATTTGACCCTTCACTGTCCTTTAGATAGTGAAGGGTTTTTCTTTTTTCCTATGAATGGAGGAATTTTATGAAAGATTTACAAAAAGAAAGAATTATACAACTACGAATATCCGGAGTTAGTTATTCTAAAATTGCTGACGCGCTTGGCATATCTATAAACACAGTTAAATCATTTTGTAGAAGGAATAATCTTGGTAATAACAAAGTCATAACAAAAAATGATTCTAATATTAATCAAGTATTCTGCAAAGAGTGTGGCAAAGAATTAAACCAAGTATCAGGTAAGAAACCTCTAAAGTTTTGTAGCAACCAATGTCGGGTTAAATGGTGGAATGCTCATCCGGAAATGGTGAATAAAAAAGCTATCTACTCATACCGTTGTCCTTATTGCGGTAAGAATTTCACAGCCTATGGCAACTCCAAAAGAAAGTATTGTTCCCACTCCTGCTATATAGCACATCGCTTTGGAGGTGAATGTCTTGAATGAAGAATTGTTTAATTCTGAAAAATTATATCAAGTAACGATGACAATAGCAAAGTCAATGTTATCAAAAGGCATAATAACCACCGAGGAATATGCTATAATTGATACAAAAATGTTAGAAAAATATCGTCCAATACTTGGTACATTATTATCTACACTTCCTTGACTTTATAGGCTTTTAGAGTGATATATGGTATCAGAAAGGAAGTGATAATATGCGAAAAATCAGCAAATTAGAAGTCAAACTACCACAACTGCCAGAGCGGAAAAAGGTATCTGCTTATGCGAGAGTTTCGGAAGAAAAAGGTCGTACTCTTCATTCTCTATCAGCACAAATTAGTTTTTACAGCTCTTTCATTCAAAGTCACAGCGAGTGGCAATACGCAGGCGTTTATGCAGACGAAGGTATTTCAGGAACAACAGATGATAGAGCGGAGTTTAGAAGAATGCTTGAAGATTGTGAGAATGGCAAAATAGACATCATCCTTACAAAATCAATCTCACGTTTTGCCCGTAATACAGTTGATTTACTTGAAACAGTTAGGCATCTTAAAGAACTTGATATTGAGGTACGCTTTGAAAAGGAAAATATCAATTCATTAAGCGAAGATGGTGAACTCATGCTGACACTGCTTGCATCATTTGCTCAGGAAGAAAGCCGCTCTACCAGTGAGAATGTTAAATGGGCAATTCGCAAGGGGTTTGAGCAAGGTAAAACAAACTCTTTCTGCATTTACGGCTACCGTTGGAATGGTGAACAGTTCAACATCGTTCCAGAGGAAGCTGAAGTTGTAAGACTCATATATGATAATTTCCTAAAGGGCTTATCTGCAGAGCAAACTGAAAAACAACTTGATGAAATGGGCATCAAATCCTACACCGGCGGTCATTTCTCAAACACATCTATTAGAGCCATCTTGCGGCAGGAACGTTATACAGGGAATATACTTCTACAAAAAACTTATGTTGAAAACCATATAAGCCATAAGACCAAAATCAACAATGGCGAATTGCCTAAGTACTATGCAGAAAATACTCACCCCGCCATTATCGACCAAGAAACTTTTGATAAAGTGCAAGCTGAGATTGCAAGGCGCAGAGAATTAGGTGTTTTTGCAAACTGGTCTATTAACACAACCTGCTTTACCAGCAAGGTGAAATGCTGCAACTGCGGTGCAAGTTACAGGCGCAGCGGCAAACGTCAACGGAAGGATTCAAGCGACGTCTACCATATTTGGACTTGCCGAACCAAAGATTCGAAAGGCGTTTCTGAATGCCATGCAAAAGATGTCCCAGAGAAAATGCTTCAAAAGTATAGTGCCAAAGTTCTTGGCTTAGAAGAATTTGATGAAGATGTATTCTTGAATGAAATTGAAAAAATCGTAGTAAACGGCAAGGATGAGCTTATTTTCCATTTTTATGATGGAGAAATAGCTGCTCAGAAATGGAAGTCCACTGCAAGAACTGATTGCTGGTCAGAAGAACGTCGTAAGGCGTGGGGTAAATATCAAAAAGGTAATAAACATGCTATAGGAAGTAAAGGTAGGTGGTTAAAAGATGACAAGAACAGCAACAGTTAGAAATGTTACTACTATTCCAGCCTCTCTTTCTCGCTTTACATCAACTCCAATATCTGAGCAAAGAAAACGGCGCACAGCTGGATATGCAAGAGTTTCTACTGACAGCGAGGAACAATTAACAAGCTATGAAGCACAGGTAGATTATTACACCAACTATATAAAAAGTCGTGATGATTGGGAATTTGTAAGAGTCTACACTGATGAAGGCATATCCGGCACTAACACTAAAAAACGTGAAGGTTTCAAAAACATGATTAAGGACGCTCTTGATGGAAATATTGACCTTATAATTACTAAATCGGTTAGCAGATTTGCACGTAATACGGTAGACAGTCTTACCACTGTAAGGCAACTTAAAGAAAAAGGTATAGAGATTTATTTTGAAAAAGAAAACATATGGACACTTGACTCCAAAGGTGAACTGCTTATTACAATAATGTCATCCTTGGCTCAAGAAGAAAGCCGCAGCATTTCAGAAAACGTAACATGGGGTCAAAGAAAGAGATTTGCAGATGGTAAGGTTTGTGTTCCATTTAAACACTTCCTCGGTTATGACCGTGGAGAAGATGGAAACCTTGTGCTAAACGAAAAAGAAGCAGTAATCGTAAGAAGGGTTTATAGTATGTTCCTTCAAGGGATGACTCCATACGGTATTGCAAGCCAGCTAACAGCAGACAGGATAATGTCCCCTGCCAAAAAAGAAAAATGGAATGCTGGGACTGTTAAACGTATGCTAAGTAACGAAAAATATAAAGGTGATGCCCTTTTACAAAAAAGCTATACGGTTGATTTTCTTACTAAGAAAAAGAAAGATAATGAAGGCGAAATTCCTCAATATTATGTTGAGAATAACCACGAAGCCATTATAGAGCCTGCTGTCTTTGACATGGTTCAACGAGAACTGGAAAGGCGCCATCCTGGACGTAATCGACACAGTGGGGTTCATATATTTTCCGGAAAAATAAAATGTGGTGAATGTGGAAGCTGGTACGGTTCTAAAGTATGGCACTCCAACAGTAAATATCGCCGCATGGTTTGGCAATGCAATCATAAATTTAATAAAGACGAAAAATGCAAAACACCTCATCTCGATGAAGAAACAATCAAGACTTTCTTCATATCAGCAGTCAATAAGCTGTTTACCGATAAGGAAGAGAGTTTCCAAAACTTTGAACTTTTAAAGGCTACAGTCTTTGATACTGCTGGCTTGGAAAAGGTGCAAGCAGAACTGCAAAATGAGCTTGAGGTTGTTGCTGAGATGATTCAGAAAGATATTTCTGATAACGCACACTTTGCACTTGACCAAGAGGAATATCAAAAACGATACAATGGACTGGTTGACCGCTTTGACCTTGCTAAAGCTCGGCATACTGCAGTTACTGAAGAAATAGCTTATAAGCAGACAAGGCTCGGTACAATGAATGATTTCCTTAACTCTCTCAGCAAGCAAGAAGAACTGATTACTGAATTTGATGTAGAGCTGTGGTGCAGCCTTGTAGATTATGGCACTGTTTATGATAAAGACGATGTACGGTTCACTTTTAAAGATGGCACGGAAATAAAAATTTAATCTAATAGCAAAAAATCGGAGGCTTATTTTATAGGCATCCGGTTTTTTGTTTGCTTATGTAACATTTTATAAGGCATCCTCTAACTCTTCTTCCGAATATCCGAAAGTGTAATCTTCATCTTTTCCGTTTGAAGCCCAAATTTGTGCGGCATCATAAACGCTAAGGGATTCACTCTCGTCATAATCGTCGTCTTTTAAACCATAAAAATTCGGGCAGTTCATATTTTCGCAACACATATCACTAAAAACATACTTTTTCCTTAACGGCTCTCCACATTGTGGACAAGGTGGTGTTTCGCCAGTGAAGGTGTTTTCTTCTTCCCAGCTCTTCCTATTAAAAATATCAAATAATCCCATACTAATTTCCCTCCTCTTCATTAATTTCAGTAGCCTTATCTGTCTCGACATCGGAATCTTGTGTTGTATTTTCTATAGCTGCTTGGGCAGCATCATAATCTTCAATACCTTTTATAAGTTCTTTTTTAGCTGATTCAACTTCAGCGCTTGAAATGTCTTTATGAGAGAAGTATTCGATTATTTCTTGAACAACTACTGTAGTTACTACACCTCCGGCAAATGCAACTCCAACCCATGGAAGAACTTTTCTCTCGCCAGACTTAACCAGAAGTTCGATAAGTTTTTCAGGACCACCGTTAGCCTTTGCTAATTTTGATAATTCTGCATAACTCCACGCCATATTTTTTACTCCTTTCAGAAATTTACTTTTTGATTATTGATAGACATTAATATCTATATCTGATATAATTATTGTAGACATTAATGTCCGCATTGTCAATAGTCTAGGCTGCGGCGTTTTTGTATTAAATGTCCGCAAATATGGAGGGAACAAAAATGGCAAATAAAACGACACGGAAAATTTCAGTTAATAAAGAGCATTTTATGGAAGTTTTAAAACTTAAAAATTGTAGTATCCGTAAACTTGGTGAAGCTTATGATGAAATCGAACGCACAGAAAAAACGATCCGTCGTTGTTTGGAAAGTGGCGAAATGCCACCGGATTTGTTGAATAGAATTGCAAAATTTCTTGACGTTCATCCTGACTATTTGTCTGGATCATATAATGAAAAAGCTGATAAAATAGAGGATGATTATTTTCGTTCGCTTTTCAGCTCGTTCATAAAGCCAGAAAAGTACCCCTATCTACTGAAAGCAAAAAGCGAAATTGGTTATAATGCATATTTTGAAAACATACTTACTATGAATGATATCAGCATGGAAATGTTTCAAACACTCCCGCCGAAGGAACGTGTGATGTTCCGACAAAAGTTAGTAGTTGCGATTTTGCGTGTCATTTCCGAATATTTCACTCATGATGCTTTAGGGAATGACTTATCTGAAATACTTTTATATTGTAAATCAATGATCGGGGATTACGACCCATTCTCATATTTTTCAAACTTGGAAGGCATCGGATTATCAGAGAATGAACTTAGCGATTTTATAGATGATGATTCTATTACTGATTCAGAGCGACAGCTTCATGAAAAATATAAATGGATAAAGCAAGAGTAAAGCTAACAAGCAAGCAAGAATTCCATGGATACCGTATCAAACGCTCTCTTGAGATTTCTTTTTATTTCTAAACTATAAACTCAAATATACCAGATAATTCTCCATTAGAATGCTGAGATTTTATAGAATAAGAAAAAGCTCACTTTTTCAGCTTTTAGTTTTAACAGGATAGATGCAACAAGCCACTTTTTCTCCTTAGACACAAATCTTTAATATTAATTAAAAATGTGTAATTTATGAATGTAAAATATATTTAGTCACGAATAAACGGATCCATACGACCTCCAAAGGAAAAAACCCTCCACTCATCTAAATTTTGATCCTTTAACAGTGTAATAACATATACATCCGAGATGATTTGAGGGGAATCAATAACAAATGCTTTTTCTACTAGTGGATATACGTGAATGTATGCTATATCATGCTGTTTATTATACCGAATTACAGAACTTATACCCGGTGATGGAATAGATTTATAAAACTCGATGGCCTCAGAAAAATCACCCCAATCATTGATATTCGATTCAAACACAAGCAAAGTCATTTCATCATAAGAAAATGGTTCCTTCAGTAACAATTGTGTGAATGAATAAGCAGTTGCCCACAACTGCCACTCCTCTAACGTATATTGTTTAAACATGGTAGTGAAGACAGCGCCAGGACTATAGTCTTCCATGTCAGAGCCAATCAAGTTGCTCCAATAAGGTGAGCCCGTAATATTTTGAATGTTTGACTTCTTTGACTCCTCCGATAATTCTATATGAATTACTGGGGCGTGAAGGTGATGCGTTTTTT